GGAACATGTTTAGACCCTTTTATGGGAAGTGGCTCTACAGGTAAGGCTTGCGTACTAGAAGGCTTTGACTTTATAGGGATAGAATTAGACCCAGAGTATTGTAAAATTGCACAGGCTAGAATTAGTAATAATAATTAATCCATATGATATACTAAATATATGTTTGAAAATATAAAATCAATTTTTAAGAAAGGAGTAGGAGATAGTGTTACATGGGTCTTTGGTAACAACTCAGAAAAATCTAATTTCAGATACAGCAAATTAAAAGGGATGTCTTATTACGAGAAATCTCTATTTTTAAATAGGGCTCTAAATAAAAGAGCTGAAAAAGTAGGTCAGATTAAATTCAGCATTAAAGATTTAAAAGGTAATGAGGTTATCAATGATTATTCTAAATTGCTAGAGGAACCAAACAGCTACCAAACAAAGACTCAATTTTTTAGACTATTGCAAAAGTACATGGATATCTACGGAGCTTTTTATATCTTAAAAGACTTTGGCGAGGCTGAATTATTTAAACCAAATACAGTGCCTAAGCAATTAATTCTACTGAACCCTTTGTATGTTGAACTTCATACAGATATTCATAATGAAAAAATATTAGCTTATGATTATACCTTTGGTGGTAATTCAGTGAGATATAAATTAGACGAGATTATTTATAACAACAACCCAAGCCCGTTAAATCCTATTCTCCCAGAAAGTATTATGTATTCAGGGGTGAGGGCATTGGAAACAAATATCAATTCCGATGAGTACCAAGCATACAACCTCGCAACAGGTGGTAAGCTCGACACTATCATTCAAGCAAAAAGTGTAGTCAATAGTTTACAGCTAGAGGAAATGAAAGAGGGTTATCGTAAATCACGAAAAGAGAGCCACGATATTACAGGGGGCCAGGAACCATTCTTTGCAGGTGGTGATATTGATATCAAAAGACTGGGAGCATCTTCAAAGGACTTGGAGTATGTTGCCACAAAGAAAATGTCTGTTGATGATATTTCAATACTAACAAACGTACCCATCGAGATTTTAGGGGTTACAAGTGGTGCAACCTTTGCAAATGCAGAGGCATCTATTCGAATATTTTTGAAAGAAACTATCAAACCATTACAAGGTGAAATTATAGATGTCTTGAACTGGCGACTCATGCCAGAAAATCTTGACCTGACTCTTATTGATCCAGTACCTCATGATGAAGACGAAAAAAGAAAGGACTTAGAGGTTGCTGATAAAATTCACGCAATGACTATCAATGAAAAAAGGGAAGCATTAGGATTACCCGAAATAAAGGGAGGTGATGATATTTTGGTTCCATTCAATCTTATTGCTTTATCGGCAGAAAAAGAACCGGAGACTAAAAAAAAACTTAAAAATCTAAGTCAAAAGGAATACTCAGACAAATTTAAGCAAAACTTTGTTAAGGTATATTCTAAAAAGCTAGATAATAACTCAAAGGTCATGAATACCTTAATGGTTAATTATTTCAAGGCCCAAGAGAAAAGAGTGATTGATAAATTGCAGGGAACGAAGTTGAATGTATCTGAAATATTTAACATAACGCAAGAAAAAGAAATACTAAGGATTGATTTAATGGATGTACTAAAAGCTATATTCATTGAGCAAGGAAAAGAACATATGTTATTGATCAGCGATATTCCGTATGTATTTAATTCAAATGCAGAACAGCTTATCAAGAACAGAGCAGAGTTTACCTCAACCGTCGTAAACGAAACAACATCAAAGACTATTGCGAAAGAGATGTCATTGTCTATTGCTGAAAATGAAACACGAGATCAGTTAGTAGATAGGTTAGAAGGAAAGTATGAAGAATTTTCAGTCGCACGAGCCGAAACTATTGCTCGAACTGAAACCCATAACATTTTACAAAACGCAACACTTGACGCATCAAAACAAAATGGAAACGAGATGAAGACTTGGATATGGGCTCCGGGTGTAAAAGGTGGAGTAAGAGATAGCCACCAGTCAATGGATGGCGATGAGGTGCCAATAAATAGTTCATTCAAACTACCTAGTGGTGCTAGTGGGCAAGTTCCGGGTGCTACTGGAAATGCAGGTGAGGATATTAACTGTCAATGTACTATGATCTAGTATGCTATAATAAATATATATATGAAAAAGTTTTTACATTTAAAAAAAGAGACATTTGGTGAATATGGTGTTATATCTCATAAAGAACTATGGGATAAGGTTAAAGGCGAGTATAAAGGCTTTGTTTTTGATGCCGAAACAACATATACCAAAGCAGAAGGTTCAGAAAATAAATATCATTTTATTTTTTCAACTGATACAGAAGATAGACATGGTCAACGTGTTTTTCAGAACTTTGATTTAAAAAGTTTTAAAAAGAATCCAGTCTTTCTTGATTCGCACAATTATTATTCAATCGAAAAGATTCTTGGTAAAATTGACCGAGCAAAGGTTAAAGATGGAAAATTTCAAGGTGATGTTGTTTTCAATTTAAAAAATCCATTAGGTTTAATGGCTAGAGATATGGCAGAGGATGGTTTTCTCTTTGCAACATCTATTGGAACAATACCGAAAGAGTTTGATAGTAATGGTAATATTTTGAAATCCGAAATAATCGAAGTTTCAGCAGTATCAGTACCAGCAAACCCAGAGGCTTTATTGGAAAGAAGTGTTGAGGTAAAGGCTGTTGATGATATCGAACCAGAGGCAACAGAATTGCCCACAGAGCCCGAGACTAAGAAAGTTGAGTATGTATCCCAAGGAAACAAAAAGAGCCTGTTTCAGGTAATTTCAGAAATGAAAGAAAAAGATACTAATACACTCATGAAAATTGCATCGGGATTAGCAATTAAAAACCCACATGAAAAGAAAAGAAAATTATTCTCTACGATTAGGGACGGATTAAAATAATCTTTTTTAAAGTCAAGATAAGCATATTAGCTCCTTAATGCAGGACTTGATTATAAATATTAATAAATTTACAAATTATGAAAGAATTACTTAAATTCCTTAAAACTTTGAAAGCAAAAGGATTTGCTCTTAAATCAGAAAAGGAAAATGTAAAAGCCCTATTCAAAGGGTTAGAAGATGAGGAAAAAGAAATTGTTGAAGACGCAGTAGACGAAGCAACTGCATTGCCCGAAGATAATCCAAAAGATGCTGATGACGAACAAAAAGCTCTTAAAACTATTAAGGACTTTGTAGGAGTAGAAGTTGAAACAAAAGTTGCAAAGATTAAATCTGAACTTTCACAAGAAGTTGCAGACTTTAAGGCTGAACAAAAAGAACTAGCAAAGAAAAATGTTGGGACTGGTGAAAAATCAGTACGAGAGGCACGTTCAAAAATGAACGACTACCTACGACAGCTTTCTAAATCAGTTCTTTCAGGTGATGTTGCTACAATCAAGGAATTGACTACTGGCGATGCAGGTGCAGATGTTGTTGACAGCGAACTTTCAGCAGAAATCCGAAACCTTATTACTGAATTTGGTGTAGCTCGACGAGAGTTTTTTACTACTCAGCTATCTAAGAATGCATACGATGCCAACGCACTGACAACTGATGTTGCTATTTCATGGGTAGATGAGGCAGGAGTTATCCCAACAGTAAGTGTTGCTCTAACGCAAACAGAGTTAAAACTTAAAAAGTTGGCTGCAATCGCAGTTATCTCACGAGAATTACTTGATGATGAAGAAATTGACTTACTTTCATTCATCGGACAACGTGTTGCTGAAGGATTTTCTAAGGCAGAGGATACAGCATTCTTCAATGGTGGTGGTACAGGTACAGATGGAGGGTTCACAGGACTTCTTCAAGTAACTGCTATTCCAGAAGTTGAAATTGCAACAAAAGCTGATATTACTGTAGAAAAAGTATTCGAGTTAATTGATGCACTTCCTACAGGAGCTCATGATGGAGCTAAGTTCTATTTCCATAGAACAGTTCTGACTCAAATCAGATTGTTAAAAGATGGAGACGGGCGATATATTTACCAAAACCCATTCGAGGCATCTGGAGTACCTACACTAGCAGGTTATCCAGTTGTTCTTGTTGAGGCTTTACCAACATTCGCAAGTGCAGACCTTGGACTTGCCCTATTTGGTAACTTAAACAAGACTGCTATTTTGGGATTCAAAGGTGGAATTTCACTTGACCGAACGAACTCGGCTGTAGTACGAAATCAAGCCAATGACGGTGATATTAATACATTCACGACTGACCGAGAAGCAATTCGATGGGTTACACGAGTTGGATATATTGTTATCTTACCAACAGCTTGTGTAAGACTAGTAGCAGAGGCTTAATCTTTATTGATTGACATGCAGAACCTTTATAGGTTTTGTAGTCAGTTTGTAACTGAAATCATTATGGAAAATAAAAAGAAAAAAGAAAATCGTATCGATGTAATTTTTAAAGATTGGAAAGATAGAATTAAAAATACTCAGATGAAAGATGAAAAGATTAACAAAAAAACATCATGTCAAAAAAATACTGCACAATCCAAGACGTCAAAAACATAATTCCTGATACTTTTATAGATGACTTTGAACCTCAAATACTTAAATGGATCGAGGCATCGTCTATTGAGATAGATAGAATGACAAGAAGGTCTTTTGATGTTTCAAATACTGAAACAAGAAAATTCGATGGTTCAGGCTACGCAAAACTTGTAATTGACGATATTATCGAAATTGATGAGTGCAAGGTTGATGATAACGTTCGAGATGTCGAACACAGGGGGTCTATTCTCTATTCTAAGAGTGGTTTCCCTCTTGGGTTCATGAATATATCAGTTACAGGTAAATTTGGCTTCAGCGAGGAAATTCCATTTGATATAAATTATGCTTGTGCTTTTATAACAGCTCAAAAGGCTTTGTTTTCTAAAAAAGGAGTATCACAAGTAAAATCCGAAAAGGTCGGAAACTATTCAGTTACCTATGCCGAAGGGCAAGATATTAAAAATGTTATGAAAATTATTAGTTCATATTACAAACATGCTTTCTAATCTAAAAAACTTCGAATATAACCTAAGCCGAATACAATGGCTCACTGATGATGACGACAATAGGTATTCATCAAACGTAGCATTAACTACAGGCTCAGGTCATTTACAACAAGCCAGCAAAGAGCTAGTTGAAAGATATGCTATGTCTTTTCAAAATTCTTTTACCTTGTGGGTTGATTTTGGTACTGATATACAAATAGGCGATACTCTTACAAGTGGAACAGACAAATATACTGTTAGGGGCCTTAACACCCTTAATTACGGTAATAATAAACATATTGAAGTTGTAATTGAAGGAGGATCATGATTTCAGGCGAGATAGAAGGACTCAAAGGACTTCGACGCGCTATAAAAAGAAACCCAAAACAAGTAATAAAATATGGTCGAGAGTATATGCGAAAAGGTCTTGCCGAGTATATGCGAACGATCAGGGGTACACCTTGGCGAGTAGGGAGTTCAGGGGGTGGAGCACCGGTTGCAACGGGTAACCTTAGAGATAGTCATTTACCACCAATTTATGGAACCTTTCAATCAGAAATTAGAGCAAACAATGTAGGGAACGCAGATTATGCTAAATACGTTCATGCAAAAAGACCTTGGCTTGATTATGCAAAGGATCAAAATGCAGAGAATATAAAAGAACTACAAGACAAGCTCTTAAAAGAAATAGTTATTAAATTAGCAAAATAATATTATGTATAAAGAACTAATACAAAAAATTAAAACAATTCTTGAAAGTGTATCAGCTGTAAAATCTATTTATCCCTATGCCCTAAGAGAGAACGAAAAAATATCAAGCTATCCTAGTGTAATTTTCTTTCCAACAGCCAGCACTAACGACTTTGAAACAAACGCAGAAAACTTCAAAGAATATAATTTTAACCTTTATGTTATTTGCTCAGTAGAAGGTATAGGAAATGAGCAAGTGGCAGTTAATATTTTACCGAACGTGATTGATAAAATTATTGCAGAGTTTGATAAGAAGTGGAGTGTGAACGTAATCTCCGGAAAAAGAACATGGGCAAGATTAAGCGCAATGTCTGACTGGACTTTACCTTATACCGATTCAGGGATAGAAATGTCAGCACAATTAACAGTAACTATTAAAACATTAACCGATATTGATTAGGCTTATATGCTATAATTAATATATAACCGATAACAAACATTATTATGTCAGAATTTATAGGAAGACAAATTGATTTCGCATTAGCGATTGAAACAACACGAGGGGTTGCTGAAACCACAGCAGACCGAAACGTGAGAAAAGTAACAGCAAGCCTTACTCCGAAAGTGGAGAAGGTTATTGATGATACAACATTCGGACGATTAGAGGATAGTGAAAATTCTCGTATCGTAAGAATATGGAACGAGGGTGAGGTTGAAGGGATTGTACATGCTGATGTAATTGGATTTTATCTTAATAACATCTACGGTTCAGTTGCAACAACAGAGCTAGAAACAGATGTCTATCAACATGTTTTTAACCTAGCTCAAAATATTATCCATCCAAGTCTTACATTCTTTATTAAAGAGGCAGGAGTTAGACAACTAAAAGTTCCAGGAGGTGTGCTTTCAACAATGGAAATCACAGCGACAACTGATAACTTTGTTAGATACACAGCTAGCATTATGGGTAAAGAAGCTGTAACAGATAGTTCAACTATCCCAGCATTGCAAGTTGAAAATGATTTTATCGGAAAAGATATTACTGTTAAAATTGCAACTACTCAAGCAGGATTAAGTTCTGCAGCAGCTCTTAAATTAAAAGAAGTAAATGTATCCTTTGAAACAAACGCTGAGGCAGACTTTGTATTTGGTAATCTTTCGCCAGATGATATTTATAATAAGCAGTTTTCTATTTCAGGTTCATTCAATAAGAACTTTGTAGATAACGTATTTGCAGACCTTAAAATATCAGACGAGTATCGTTATATGTCTATCGCCATCGAAGGTTCACAAGATATAGGATCAGAACATCCTACAATCGTTTTGATCATGAACAAAGTATCTATTACAGACCATGAAACGGATTCAGGAGCAGATGATTTGGTTACTGAAACAGTATCATTCAAGGCATTTTATAAATCAGAAGATAGTAAGCAGTCAGAGATCACACTTATTAATTCAACAGTAAGCTATTAAATATTATGAAAATAGGAAGATATGAAATCGAATTAAAGCCATTAAGCTGGTATGAAACAGAACAGATTAAAGCTAAAATGATAACGGGGGCTAGAATGAAAGACGCTGGTGTTTCAGGTATGGATGGTGATTTGGCTTTTCAATCTACACTAAAAGCTATTGAACTATCTGTAGTTTCTATTAAGGAGGGCGATACTGTAATTCCTTACTCTGAAAAATGGGTTAAGGGATTAAGCATTGATGAGGGTGATTTGATTATTAGTGAAATTGATAATCTTTCAAAAAAAAAATAGACACTACGAGCTTTGAATTAGAGTTACGTGGGAAAAAAAATTATAGTGAATATGTTTTGATCGACTTCTTTGCTGAAAGGTATAATTGGTCAGTTAATGAAATAAGAAGTCTTAGCATTGATGAAATTAATGCGCTAATGAAAATCGCTAAGATTAAGAATAAATTAGAAGAAAAGAAATACAAAAAATAAACTATGAATAATTCAAGACATCTAAACTTAATACTAAAGCTGAAAGATGAAGTTTCAGGTAGTCTTGATCGAGTAAATAAAAAGATGGAGTCCCTGCAACCAACATTTAAAAAAATGGCGTTGATAGGTACTGCGTCTTTTCTTGCTATAGGAACCGGAATCTATAAAGCCACACAACAGGCTGTTGATGCACAAGAAATCTTTAATAAATTTGAAGTTGTTTTTCAGGACGTCAGTAAAGAATCGGAGGCTATGGCTTTAGATTTAAGAAATAATTTTGGTATGGCAGAGAGTACAGCCAAAGACCTTTTATCTGCAACTGGTGATATGCTTACTGGTTTTGGTTTAAGTGGAAAAGCTGCACTTGACCTAGCTGGTAGAACAAATAAGCTTGCTGTTGATTT